AGGCCGAGAAAAAGCAGGGTTATAAGAAACGTCCTTGTGTCTACAAGTAAGGTGAATCCTTATGCCACATAGTCCTCGATCTTTAACGGAGCAAGATGACGAAGAAGAAAATGTTGTAGGGTCTACTACTGAGGAAGTAGTAGACAAGTGGCGCAAAAAGAAGATATTACCCAAGAAGGAGAAAAAGAAGAATAAGTGGAAAAGTATTCTTGCTGGGTTAAAACAGTATCCTCAAGATGATGGTGAGGACGAGGACGAGAACCCACTTAGGCCTGCTTTAGATGCAGGTACCCTTGTTGGGATGCTCCTAAAACGACGTAAACGACGTAAGACGAAGAGGGCTGAAGCGAAGAAGAGAGCTAGGGAAGCGAGGAGGAAAGCACGTATGAACGAACAAGAGGAATTGGGAACCGTGCTTGGTCACAAGAGACGGTGGATTTAAGACAATGCTTTCTTATAACATTACCGATGTCGCGGGTTAGGATTTGATTCTATGCCATCTAATATTAACGCAAATATTCTTGCGCCTAAGCAGCACGAAGGCGACTTTGCTGATCTTTGGAGTAGGTTTTATCAGGGAACGGATAACGAGAAAAAAGAGGCGAGAGTCCGTCTTGTCTTGGCAGGCGTCTTAAAAGAGAACAAACAAATTCCCCAGGGAGCTCAAAACGCTATTAATGTGGCCGCAGATATATTTGCGGGTAATATGGGGGTCAAACGGAATAGGTTAGTAGAAGTCCTAGAGAAAACAGGATGGGGTGAGAGTAATTATAGCAATATTCGTCAGCTGGATCGGAAAACAGGAAGGCCAAGCACACGAGCTGAGGCAGCACGAGGTTACTGGCAAGTAGAACCAAGAACTGCTATGAATTTAATAGTAAGTGCTCCCCGCCTTTTTGGCCCGAAGTTCCAAGGAAACTTTTCAGAGAAAGGGAGATTTGAAGTAACATTGGAGAAGCAAGGGAAGAAACTGTTCGGTAGGGACGCATTGAAGGCAATGAATGTTAATGAAATGGGTTCTGCATTAGAGAGTAATCATGAATTAGCCGCTGCCATGTCAGCAGCCAAGTGGATTCAGGCAACAAGTAAACAACCTTACATGCAAGGCAAAGCACCTAGCCATTCATGGGTACTCCAGCCTTTTCAGAGGGATCTGTTTATTTATGACGAGAATAGTTCAGATCAAAACATAAAGGGGGTGTAAGATGAACTGGTTTACAGGTAAAAAGACTTACATAGTGGCTGCTCTAGCTGGTATTTCTACGATTGCCTACTGTCTAGGATATATCGAGATTGGTACGCTGGCTAAGATAGATGCTATTCTTGCTCCGTTTGGATTGGCCTTCTTAAGGGCTGGTATCAATAATTCATGGTTGGAGGAAGAGGCTGTTGTGGAGGCAGAGACTGGATAGTGTTTGAAAAATGGCTTGATTTAACTAAAACAGTCGGACTGCCTACTGTTATTGTTCTGCTACTGATGTACTATATCATGTTTCATCTTCAGCCCCAGATAGTAAAGATGGCAACTAATACTAACCATAGTTCAGATGCCGTAAATGAGTTAGTAAGGCAGGGGATGGATCAGAGAGAAGTGCAGATTAGGCAGACAGTTATTCTGGAGAGTATACGGGATGATTTACGGGAACATGCTCTCCACGAACGCTAACCCTCTCCTCTGCTATAGAGGCGATGTGTATGCGAATACTTTGGATAGTAGGTATTGGTGCTCTTCTTATTATTGGTAGTCTGCTTTTTAAGCAGACCTATATTCTTACCCTCGTAAAGGGTGATAGTATGGCACCAATACTACATAACAATGACTTAGGTATCGTTCGGAAGATTGACCGCCCAGAAAAGCTTCAAGTGGGAGATATTGTCCTGGCATGGGATACTCACGACATATTGGTGATAAAACGTATTGCAGGCAAACGATATGGGGGGGATGACTACTGGTTCTTTTTGCTGGGCGATAATTACATCATTAGTGAAGATAGTCGGTCGCTTGGCTGGATAAACGGATGGAGAGTGAAGGGAATTCTGGCACGTCCCAAGGATAAAAAATGAAGAAATCAACGGAGTCAGCCGTTTTGTGCATCACTGATGTACATATCGGAAAAGAAACAAAATCATTTGGGATGAATGAAGTCAGAAGCAGGATTAAAGAACTAGCGAAAACAGTTGCCCGCATTGCGGATTTAATGAAGTCAGGTATAGCTTATGAGGAACTGGTCATTCTTTTCCTCGGAGACATCAATGATGGTACGCTTATTTATAAGACACAGGCTCATCACCAGGCAGAAACAGATGTAAACGCTCAGGCAATGTTTGCTGTCGAGGATGTTTTCGTACCGTTTATTAACAACTTATCCAAGATATTCCCGAAGATTGTGATTTATGGTGTGCCTGGGAATCATGGGTTTGCCTCTCGCTTTGCCCATGAAGCATCTAACTGGGATATTGTTTTCTATAACTATCTGAAGTTGGCCCTTAAGACAAATAAGAAAGTGGAATGTAATTTTGATACCGAGTTCATGAAAGTAGTTCGCGTACAAGGTAAGGGGATACTTATCTATCATGGTCATAGTATCAAGGCTTACCAGCAGATTCCGTGGTATGGGATGTTTACAAGATTGATGCGTTGGCACACAACAAAGAAGTTCAAGGATTGGGATATGGCAACAATGGGCCACTTCCATACATTCGGGCTGCATTCTCTTAACAGGATTTTCGCTTTAATGAATGGTACGTTAGTGTCTGATGATGAATGGGCCTTAGAGACATTAGGTTATGAGTCTACAAATCGCTGGTGGATGTTTGGGGTAAGTAAGAAGCGTGTGCTTACCTGGTCTCATGGTCTTGAGTTGACAAATCCTTAAAACTCACACATAGTAAGGATGGAGGCGGGAATTATGGCTAACTCTGGCGACTATATGACTCCCAAAGATAGAGATAAACGGAAGGCAGCAGTTGTGGAAATGCTGAAAGATTCCCCCTCCTTAGCTCATGCCTGTCGTAAGTTAGGGCTTGAATATAGAAACGTGTGGGCATGGAAGGAAGATGATAGTGACTTTGCAGATTCCCTGAAGAAGGCATTGAGTGAAAAGTATGATTTTCTTGAAGGTGTTATGATTGACCAGGGCCTTGAAGGTAATGTCTCAGCAGCACGTGAAGTTCTTCGTGGGAGGATGCCATCTATCTATGGTGATAAGGCAAAGGGTGATAATGAACCCGTGAAGATTATCATTAAGGGTTGGCAACCGGAGGATAAGTAATGGCTGTTGTTGAAAGAAATAGCCTTGAGGTAGAATTACTTCCAAAACAACAGGAGTTTCTTAATACCAAGAAACGTTACGGGGCTTATATAGGTGGGGTGGGCGCAGGCAAGACTTATGTAGGTTGCCTGAAGACTATCCTGGAAGCTATGCACAGTCCCGATACCCTGCATCTTATTGCACGTCGTACCTATCCAGAGCTTCGTGACTCAACACGACGGACTTTCTTTGAGCTGTTACCACCTGCTGCAATGCAGCAATTTCACGTTGCAGAGAATAGATGTGTTGTAAAGTGCATCAATGGAGGTACTTCGGAAGTTCTCTTCCGTCCCCTGGATGATGTTATGAAGCTGACAGGTATTAACTTTGCGACGGCTTACATTGATGAGGCCAGTGAGGTAGAAGAAGAGATTTGGATGACGGTTATATCTCGTCTAAGGGACCCAAAGGGTAGTCGCCACGCCTGGGTTACTTCCAACCCACCCACAACGAATCACTGGATTTATAAGTGGTTCGTTTCTCATGAAGATGAAGAGTATAAATTAATCCAGGCATCGACATTTGAGAACCCTCATCTACCGGATGATTACGTAAAGCAATTACAGAGAGATTATAAGCACAACGAATCCTGGCTGAAACGTTATTTGATGGGAGAATTCGGCACTCTTATTGAGGGCTCACCTGTCTATACTAACTTCTCCGCAGATCGTCACATTGCAGACCTTTCTTATATACCAGGGCGTCCAGTTTATCGGGGATGGGACTTTGGGTTTAATCATCCTGCTATTGTCTGGTGCCAGATAGATGGGCGGGGACGGATGGTAGTCATTAAGGAACTTATGGGGGCGCAGTCATACTTAAAAGATTTCGTAGAGCAGGTTATTAGGGAATCTAATGAACATTTCCCGAAGGCGAAATATCTGGACTATTGTGATCCTGCCGGACAGCATCGCAATGATGCTACAACTGCAACATCCATAGATATTTTGAGGGCAAAGAATATTCACCCATTGTTTAAGTATGGTCGAGTCATGTCTGGCGTTGAAATTATCAATAGACAGTTAGCATTAATGATTGACGACCAGCCCGCTATCCTTATTAATAAATCATGCCCGACTTTGCGGGATGCGATGAATGGTGGCTATCATTATGCTAAAAATAAGGAAGGAGAACTTACGAAAGAGGAACCTCATAAGGATGGCTATTACGAGCATCTGGTAGATGCGTTAAGATATATTGTTGTAAATCTACTTGATGCACCTGTTCAGAAAAGTTGGAAGGACATAGATATGAGTTATCCATCTTATACGTTTAATCCGTAGGAGATGAAAATGGCAGAAATAGGTCCAGTAGTGGCAACAACAGCTGAATTTTCAACCCGTGGAGAGGATGTTGTAGAGGATGTAGTGGGAGGTGCTGAGGATGTCTTGGAAGATATTATGGAGGCTCAGATGGAGGATGAGGAAATTGTTAATACAGTTCGCGTCCTTCTTAAAAATGCCGATGACGCTAGAAAGCCACGTGTAGCTGTATGGGATGAAGCCTGGAGACTATTCAATAATAATTATGACTTTGCAGGGAAAGCCGATTGGCAGAGTAAGAACTATGTACCAAACTTGACAATGGCTATTGAGTTTGCCGCAGCTTTACTTAAAAGGTCTATTGTTGAAAGCAGACGATTTTACCAGATTGAAGCTACCAAGAAAGAAGACGAGGAGTATGCGAATCTCCTGACACGCTTGCTGGACTTCTGGCTTGATGAGGAAGACTTCATAGAACGTTTTTCTACAGCAATTAAGTCAGGATTAATTACAGGTTTCATGCCGATTAAGATATGGTGGAAGTTGTGGCATCAACGCGAACCAATGTTGACAGATGACGGGGAGATTGGTTTTCAGCAGGCTCCTAAAGAAGCCTTGAAAATTGATTTTCCATCTCCGTATGATGTATGGCTAGACCCGACGGGAAGAAACCAGTTTGTTATTGAACGTATCCGCATGGACCTTTATCAGGTCCGTGCCTTAATGGAAGAAGGATTCTTTTCCAAGAAGGGCTATGATGCGTTAGCAAGACAGGCGACAGAAGCCAGTCCAGATCGTGGGGAGGCTTCGCGTAAGCGTCAAGATACGCCGGAAGCACCTGCTGGCAGAAAGACTGTTGTCCTCTGGCAGTACTGGGGAGACCTTGTAAATAAAGAAGGCAAGTTATCTGGAGAAAATATCTGGGCTATTGTCGGAGCAGCAGATAGTCCTGATGCAGTTCCCATGCACTTATTACGTGCGCCAGAACCTAATCCATTCTGGCATGGTAAGCCACCCTATGTCTTAGGAGGACCATTTACGGTTCCATTTGCAACCTACCATCGCGGTTTGCTGGAACCAGCTTTAGGTCTCCAGAGAATGCTTACTGAGTTGGGTAACTTGATCCTCGATGCTAACTTGTATGGTTCCGTAAAGGCTTTTGAGGTAGACACGACTATGGTTGTGGAGCCTTCTCAGTTCAAGGGTGGCATTACACCAGGCAAGATGTTTAAACGTCGAGGTGGGATGCCAGGACAGAAGATGATTGACGAGATAAAGGTCGGTGGCGTTGACGGAATGAGTGTTAATATCTTTTCGCTTATTGAACGCCAATTGCAGAATTCTACAGGTATTACTGAATTCCTGACAGGAGCACCGTCTTCCCGAGGTCGTCCGACAGCTACAGAAGTTGTAACAGGTAGGGCACAGGCAACTTCCCTGGTAGATCAGATTGCACGGGGATTGGAACATCAGGTAATGGAACCGCTACTGGAAATGTCTTATCAGGTTCTGTTGCAACACATGGAAGATTTTTCAGACCCTCGCCTGAATGAGGTGCTTGAGGAACGGGGACAGGAAATTGCGGAACTTACCAACCCAGAAAGGTTCTCTTTGCTTCAGGGAACATTCAAATTCCAGGCTCGCGGGATGTCAGTAATACTTTCCAAGGCACAGGAGTTATTAAAAATTATGCAATTTATGCAACTTACATCTGCTAACCCTACCCTGGCTGGACGGGTTAACTGGAACGAGTTGCTTAATAGAGCCGTCGAAGCATTTGGTTGGGACCCCATTGAAGTCCTGGTGCCTAA